AACAGTTACGATATGACTGATAGATTGGCCTAGATCTGCATCATCAGTGATTAGATGCAGGTTAACAGAGTGACGATCTGTTCGTCGATCATACTGTCTCACTTCCATCACATATCCGTTTTCTGCACGGAACATGCGGAAGTTCAAATTGGCATCATGATCAAGGATTCGATCTCTTGACACTAGCTCGGCAGTTTTGGATCCTACTATGTTATGAAACTGTTCAGGTTTTTCCCAGGCCTCGCGTACTTTTTTAGCTATCCATTTGTCAAGCCAAATCATTTGTGTTCCTTGTATTGCTGTTCTAATCGTTGTATCTCGTCTTTGTATTTTAACTTCTGACGCTTGAGTTCCGCAACCTTTAATTCGTCCACATGAGGATGTCGTTCCATTTCGTCAATTTTCAAAGACAAAACTCTATGTGATTCTTCCAAATGCTTGACATGATTGTGCCAATCGCCCATTTTAATCTCCTCCGTGTTCGTCTCTAACAAGATTTCCAAGTCTAGTTTCTGCTGAATCTTCTGCCATTTTCTCATCGCGTTCTGTCTCCTCAGGTTCTGTTTCTTCAACAAATTCGAATAGCACATTGAACTGGCTGTGCGAATTCATAGTCTTTTTACCTTTGAATCCGCGAGTACCAATAATGTCCATCCAGTACTTGTTGTAATATTCAATAATGTCCAGTGCAGATTGTTTGTCTGGTGCGGCAAAGATTGCATCCACGATGTCACGGAACCGGGCATGGTCGCCTTTTTCGTTCCACATCATGGTCGGAAACTTGCCTGCATCGTATTCACGATTGGCACGTTGCACTGCTTCAATGTGCGTCCATACGTTGTGACCCATCATGAGGGCATAGCTAAAGCTATCCCAGCTGGTCTTGCCCTCTTTCTTGATCTTGTTTAGATCGCCGGGTTTATAAATGCACACATCTTTGATCTGTAAATGCTGGCTTATTGGGCTCTCGTCAAAATGCGGAAATATTCCATCCTGTAGTACTACATCGCGGAACATACGTGTATCAACGGCATACTTTTTATCGTCTGCACTAGGACTCATGCGATAACACCACTTTTCATTGTGTGGCAAATCAATGTGGTGGTACATTTGTCCATTGGCAGTGGCTAGAAAAGGACTAGCACAGTCAAATGATATTGTGAAGTTAGGGTTCACATACTTACGCACAGCACGTTGAATATCAGTGAGCAAACATGCCCACTCTAGTTTACTTGTACCCAAGAAGTGCATCCAGTCATGAACTCCTTCTTGTAACAAGTTGTCGTAGCGCAATGCTACCAACCTCTTTAGAACCAAGTGTATGTCACACATGTTCTGACCACCCATGGCCCAGCCATCAAAGTGCGTGTCTGGGTACACACTAGGGTCGCAATAGACTTTCATAATCTGATACCAATCCTCTGCGGATGTATGATTATCGCCTTGTAATACGTTTAGAAATTTTGCGCCGCCATTGTTTTTGCCTTGACGGTGCTTCATGAAGTACTCGTTGTTGAACTTTGTGGCGTCTACGGCTTCTTGCAAAGTGGTGATCTGACATGCCTTGCTCGCTTTCTTATCGTGGATGACCCAGGTTGGAATATCAAGGATCATACCATAATCAGCAATGCCATCTAACCATTTGAGAATAGCATCACGTTTCTTTTGTGCCTTGGGGCAACCCGAGTTGGCCTTCCAGTCGCCTTCCCACAGGCCTTTAGCGATCTGGAATCCACCAGAGTCGCCTAGCATGAACGTACCTGGCTCACGCGAGCGAACCATGTCTTCTGACCAGTCTTGCTTGTTGAGATCTAGGTTGGCATGACCACCTGAATACAAACTCCACTTGTAAGGGAACAATGCTTCCTTGCTGTTGAGCCAGTTCATTGATTCCATGTTAGGCATGCCTGTGGGCATACGTGCAGAATCAACATAAGGTCCGTTGACAGGATCACGTTGTTTACCCACATAGGTAGCATAGAAGCCCGAGATAGCTGGTAAGAACACAGCATAGTCTAGCTGTTTGCTAGTTAGATCATCTTGTTCAGGCTTCTTGTCCATGCTTCTTTTCTTCTAGTGTTAGGATATCCATGATCCGGAACTTCTCATAAGCATCCTTTAATCCAGGATGTTGTTCCATGCGAGCTTTGAGATCTTGCTCTTCTGCCATCTTGTGCCTGACCCATTTAATGGCTTCTTCGGCAGTGGGTTCTAGTCCTACTGTGGCATAGCTGGTAGTCATACTGAGCCAGCCTGATCCGTCAAATACCTGCATGTCAGTTCCATGGATACGAATCATACCTGTCATGGGATTGTTGATATTTGCGTTAACAAAGGGCACGGAGGTGTTGCCACCATCTACTACTACTCCGCGACTGCCCATTAGACCTTTGATCATTTTATTTTCTTGAGATATTCACGGCCAATATGACCTTTTTCAACTTCCATTTGCGCTGTAGCGGTAGGACCGCCTGCGTTTGTTACTTTGGCACGGTGTCCGGACTTGAGTTCACGTACACGTTTTGCCATGATCAACACTAGATCAAAACGATTACCAACTTGCGCTACTGCGTCTTCTGAGGTGTTTCGGCTGTTTGGCATTGATTACTTTTGTTGTGCTGGTAGTAGATAATTGTATTCTGCAATACCGCTGTCAACGGTGATTTGCATAACGCCTTCGTCGCTGATCTTCAGGCTCTTGTCGCCTGCAAGTCCTAGGATTCCAATAACTGCACTAACCGGCCAGTTCCAGGCTTTGTTTAGTGTGCCAGTAACTCCATCTTGGAACACAAAGTCACCTGCATGTGAACTGTGATCGCCAAAGAAGAACTTTAGTTTGTTACCATCTGTTTTGGCAATAAACGTTGTTTCTTCTGAATTGGCACTTGCTTGATATTTCAAACGCTGGATATTTTGCACAGTAGGAGTAACTTCCACATTCCATTTGACCTGTTTCATCTTGACACTCTTTAGTTTGTCGTTGATGATCTCAGTGGCCATAAAGCGGAACTCGTTCTTGAAGTCACCTGCTTTGTTTTCAAACTTAAGACCAACTGGTACTGATACACCGTTACGGTCTTGACTAGTGATGCTTAGTTTGGCATCTTCCTTGTATTCTGGGATGTTGATAATTGTGTTTAGCTTGCCCAGGTTAGGCATACCGAATGTACCAACAAACTCTGGAACTGGATTCTTGAACTTGGCCTGAACAATAATTGAACGGTCCTCTGCAATAGAATCAATTGCAGTTTCTTGATCTGTACCTGTAATTTTCACTAGGTCAATACTGCCTAGTGCATGTGTGTGCTGTACGATATCTTGTAAGTGGTCTTTCATGGGTTCTCCTGTGATTAGTAATAGTGTAACATGATGTTATTTAGATTGTCAATAGACATTGATAAAATTTCTTAGCTTCTTCGCCTAAATCCAGAGCTGGATTTGACCTTGGCTGAATGCAACTCTCCTGGCATGGCCAGCACAACAACCACAAAGTCGTTTGCTAACACACGTTGCCATAAACGCACAACAAGGCCTAGTTCATTTGCAATGCTGTGTAACTGATTTTGTGTAATGCCTGCACAGACACTGTCTGCCATCAACTGCGCCACACTGGGACTTTCGGCGTCAAACAAATTGAACACAATCTTGCCACCTGGGCGTAGCAATGGTTTGATTTGCTCTAGTACTCGTTTGGTTGTTTCTGCAGGAAAACGTTCAAAGATGTTTGGCACAGCAACCATGGCCATTTGCCCCAGAGGCACGCCAAACTTCAATCCGTTTGGTATCGGTAGCGTTTGGTTTGCAAAGTCAAGATCTTCAAAATTAAACACTGGATGTTTTTTTAGTCTGGTCTTGACTCCGTCTTCTACTGCATCGTATTGTTGATCCAGTATAGTCCTGTCGGGGTCAACCATGTACAGTAGATCAAATGAAAGTAAAGTATTAACAAGATTAACATGCTGTGCATTCACACACACCGCAGGATACTTCCATTGATCTTTTATCATACTTGATTCAATCAACACATGATCCAGCACAGAAGGATACATCACCCAGTGCTCTCGTACGCTTTTACTAATTGCTAAATTTTTAACAAAATAATCGTGCGTTGATAGATGTGCTAGTATCTCATGATACTCAGCATCGATTTCTTGCTTCATGGTAGCAATACAAGACTGGACACCGTGAAAGTCGGTGCCGGCACGGTCTACGATATCTACCTGCTCTTTGAGCATGGCATTGTATTCAGGCATGAGACCAATGAGTCCTTGTACATCTTGTTTCAATGACCCAATTGCCGGCAGAGGTCGCACTTCGTTGATGTACTGGCGCATTTGTGCTAGCAATGAAAAACGAGTGATATCCATGTTATTCAAATGTAAACAATGCTTCAAATGTTGTTGCGATGTCTGTATTCTCTGGAATCTTCCAGTTCAATACACCCAACAGGTTTTCTACCTTTTGATCCACGATGGTTGCTTCCATGAGACTGTCATCAAATGGCATGTCCTTGAACCACTGTGGAATATGTGACTCATCTGTTGGGTAACCGATGCTGGTGTAACCCAATGGATTATCTTTGAGCTTGCACACAATGGTCTTCATGCCGTCTACGATACTGGTTGAGTAGTTGTCGCCCATCATGCGTTTCATGTTGTTCCAATTGATAGCGGCACGAACATGTCCTGGCATGTTGGCACGACCCAAACGCTCTTCTTCTTTAGAGTATTTGGTCAAGTTATTCACACGCTTGGGTGTGCCTTTTTCCCAAGCAGGTCTCTCCTGGAACGCAATCTTGAAGTCACGCACCTTGTCATAGATGCCTTCCTTCTGTCCTCCTGTTAGCACATCCAGCAACAGCTCGCTCAAGAAGTCTTGCACAACCTTGGGGGTATCTGAACGCTTCAAGTCCAGGCCCATGGCCTTGACCTTGCCTGGCTTGCCGTGTGTGTCCAGTCGCTTGCCTTCTAGTTCGTAGATCAATAGTGCATAGCGTTTTTTCTTGATGAACAAACTTTTTTCAGCAACCAGTTCTCGTCCACCTTTGATAAGTCCGCCCATGTCGCGTGGACAGTGGCAAGCCCGTTCCATGAATGCAGGAAAGCTGGCATTAACTTGGTCAGCAATGGTGTCATATAACTGCACACAAGTATCTTTTGACCAGTCCATACGTCCTGTGGCAACTTCGTCTTTGATAGCAGGCCAAGCAGTAAAGTAGCATGAGTCAGTATCTCCGTAGATGATAGCCTCGCCCACATGATCGTATACTCCAGTAATGCACTCATTGACATAGGCATCCATATGTCGTGCAATCACTCGTCCTGTTAGTGTAGTTGATTGTCCAATACGCTTGTCAAAGAACCTACAACCTGGATTCAAGATGGCACCATACAAGGAGTTAAGGTTAATCTTCTTGACCAGCTGGCGTTTGTCCCAGAAGGCTTTGTCTTCGTCAGTTTCTGCATCCTTCTTCTTGGCCTGCATCTCTTTGCGTTCTGCATACCAGCGTTCTAGCAAGCCGGGGATGATGCCCTTTTTCTCGTGTGTGAAGATAGTACCGTTAGCACTGAGAATCCAGTTGCTATGACTGTCAAAGATGATCTTCCATACTTCGGCCGCGGAGTGTACAGTAGTTTCTCCTGACTCCCAGTCAATTGTGATCTCAGTGCCAATTTCGCCATTCATGACTGCTGTGTATTCTAAACTGCCAAACACGTTTTCCCATGCATCAGCAAATGTGCTACCAGCTGCCATTTTTTCTTTAATGTAATGATCTGTCATGGTTTGCCGCAATTGGCCAACAATAGTTTCCGGGCCCATGTTCAGCGCACGAATAGCACTAGGATACAGTGAGTTGATGTCAATGGCACCTACCCAGTCGTGCATGCCTTTTTTAGGAAAAGCAACATAAGCACCTGCGGCTTGTGTGTCACCTTGCTCATCTCTGTGTGTGCGGTTTGGTACGATCAGGCCCAGCTGATGTGCTTCGTTGATAATAGCTTGTTCGGTCACTGCCACAGCACCCATGGTGGTTTGCAACAACACAGTATTGTCATGTGCTAGTTCGTTTGCTAGGTCTAGGAAACGTAGTTTCTTATCCAGTCGACTCAATAGCATGGTATCTTGGCGGTTGTATTCAATAAACTTTGGAAAGTCTTTGTTGTACAACTGATCCAGCGTACCTTCGTACTGCGTCTTGTGTTCGTCAAGTTCGTATTCAGCAATGGCATCCAGGCTGTAGCTGTGACGTTCTTCGTATGTGTACTTGCGATACAGTTGCATGTAGTCTAAGTGTACACGACCAATCAAGTCAAAGGTCAGGTTCTCTGCACCAAAGCGTTCAAACATGCGTTGCTTGGGCAATTGATTCCACAAACAAAAACGTCTTGTGTCATCGCGACTCAGTACCTTGTTGATACGCATGATAGTGTAAGGAATATCAAAGCCCTCGGAGTTCCAACCACTCAGAATATCTGCATCGCCAATCAAGTCTAGGAATGTACCCAGCAGGTCTTCTTCACGGTCAAACAAAAAGCAGTTGTCATATTGAGCGCAGATCTCTTCTGCGGTGGCCCAGCTCATGCTCTTGGGCGGCAGTACCAGCGTGACCAGTTTGTCTAGCCAGTCTAGATACACTGAGATAGCAGTAATTTTATTGAATGGATCTTCGGGTTTTGAGTAACCTCGTAGTGGATCAAAGTCTACCTCAATGTCAAAGAAACATGTTTGCAGTCGAGGTGATGTTGCACCTAGATAGTTGGCCTCGAGACAGCGGAAGATGGGATTGATATCCGACTCCCACAGTCGCTTGTTGCTGTTAAGGCGTAGTTCTTTTTGATACTCTTTTGAATTGCGGCTTGAAAACCTTGAAACAGACGTGCCATAAATTGTACGATATTTGCCCTTGGCATCATCGTAATAGAACACAAAGTCTGCTGGGAATTCTCTGTACTCTCTAATACCATTCACACGTTCTACCACGTGAATCTTGTCTTTTGCTCTGTCAAACAAAGCGTCTACATAACTCATAATTTCTCCAATGCACCACTTTGAGCTGGCACCACTCTACATGTCCTTAGGTGGACGACGCCTGCATTACTAATCTAACTAATGCAACACTATCTATACTTACCAGCAGTACATAGTTGCCAATCATTCCGAAGCTCTTTCTTGTCCAAGCGGCCCAGCAAAAGATCACGCATTGAGTGATAAACAACGGATACAGGATCAAAAACGGTGGATTAGGCACAGTGAGCATCATGGTAAATGCACAACCAATACTCATAGCCCAAGCAGTTACTTCAAGTGCAAACCGCAAGGGCCATTCCTGGAAGTCTTCTTTGATCCACTCCCAGATGTCTTTTACAACATTAAAAATTGGCATCAGAGAGTTTTGCCCACTGTTTCAAGGATGGTGTTTAGTTCTTCGTGATCTTTGTTTGTTTCACCTAGCTTGGCTTTGTGAGCAATTCTAATTGCTTTCTTTAGTGTGGCTGGTTTGATTTCCATTTCCTCGGCGATGGCCTTGACAGTGTCGTTAAGACCTTCATTGAGTGTGTCTACTTCTTGCATGACCTGCATGCCTTCATTGATAAGTTGGGTGAGTTTTGCTTTTTCGGCAGAGCCGAACATACGTGCTGACATTGAAATCTCCTTAGTTGATTGATTATACAATGATCCAACAATCAATGCAAGTTTATTTTTACCAAACGGAGAATAAATAACATTGTAGACACGAGAGAGCAAATGATAGACGGAATCAAATCCGCCACAACTACCCTTAAAACTGCACAATCTGCAGGCAAGGAATTGGGGGCAGTTGTATCCAGCCAACAAGCTGACATGGAAGATACCATTCAGCGCGAGCACCAGGCTCGTGTAAAATCCAAGCTAGCAGAGCAACATCGCGCATCAACATTGGAACTTCGGGCTCTTGAAAAGTTTGAGTCCAAGGTAAAATACGAGCAAGAAATAGCCAAGCTAAAAGCTGATACTATTCGCAAGCATGGTAAAGATGCATGGACCAAGGTTGAAGCTGAAAAAGCTCTAATAGAAAAAGAACACCAAGCTGAACTATCTGCAATGGATCACGACAGGCAAAAGCAGGTTGATGTGCTGTGCTGGTGTTTTACTGCCGGCGCATTGATTACATATTTTCTTAAATTATACAAATTATGAGACTAGCACAAATTGTTCTGATATTGACATTGCTAGCTACCACGTTCTTGATATGGCTTGAGTGGCAAGCAAAGTAACTAACGTAGTCTTGCTAGACCCAGTAAACTGAGAGTTCGGATATAGAACCATCCTATATCAAATTCCCATGGCTTCAATGATAGCTTTGCGCTAGCAGGGTCCAGATGATGATTATTATGAAGCTCTTCGCCGCCAACGACAATGCCAATAGGAACCAAATTTCTACTTCTATCTCTAGTTTCCCCATTACGATACCCCCACCAGTGTGCAACACCGTTTATAACTCC